ATTTATTATTATAATAGCAATGGCACTCAAGAGGATAACTCAGGGTTAAACGATTACCTGGTCTATACAAAGCAAAAGAAAGCATACTGCACAGAGTGTGGAGCTTACTTTGGAAAGGTTTGAGTTGAATGAAGAAACTACCGATTGAGTTTTTTGAGAAGAGTAGACCCCACGCTACAACACTCTACGAAATTAAATACCTGTTAGAAACAGGAGTGCCAATGGAAGAATGGNTCGATGACTTCATTGTTTGGTTGGAAAGNNGAGATGAANCNNTTNTGGGAACGATTGAACCCTATACACACAAAGGAGAACTGAAATGATTATTGAAATTAGATTTGATAAAGAATTGCTAATAGCTAGAGAAATACAAGCATTTGAGCAACATATGCTTGGTGATGAAGAAAAACATCATATTGAATTTCAACATAAAGATGGAGATTGGGAAACTAAATATCTAAAGGATTTCATTCATTGTATCTTAATATATGGCGATGGCAAACATCAAACCTTAAAAGGTTATAAAAAAATGAAACATACGTTTAACAGCCATGCAAACATCCTAAGGAGGAAGTTAAATTAACTATTATAAGAAGGATGTTGATAAACTTCAGGAGTTGGTAGAGATGCACATTTTATTAGAGATGCTGTTTGAAGAGTATGTAGTCAATGATAAAAATGACTCCCTAACAGAGGGATGACAACGGCTTGCTGATGCCTTAGAGCTTATAGATGAAGAGCTTAAGCTACAATTAGGGGGTCGGGTTATCAAGAAATAGAGGATATTAATGGATCAAAAAATACAATCAATCGCTGATAAGTTTGTTGATATGACGGAAACTATGAGTGGGATAAAGATACAAACTTGGATTAATAGATTAAAAACAAGTATGCAAAAACTGCATAAAAGTTAAAATACCACTTGACTTATTTGCAGTTTTGTGCTATACTTGATTATATAAGGAGGTAACTAAATGATTGAATTATTCAAATTATTGATAAATTATATGAAAAATAAAAGATTTAAACCATTGTCTGATACAGCTCTGGTTATGCTTAATGGGTTTGTGCTTGCCATCTCGTTAATCATCGTGCTATTATTCGTGGTTGGATATGTCAGCTCACTTCTTGGGCATACTGGCGAATACTTTGTACTCGCGCTACCAATTTACTTTGTTGGCATTACCTATCTAATACCCTTTATATCAAGTGATGAGTTTGAAAAATGGGCACTCAGAAAAAGAACAGCAAGGGCAGAGCATGAACGTACTTAGTTTGTTCGATGGCATTAGTGGGGCACAGGTTGCACTTAGTCGAGCAGGTATTAAAGTGCATAACTATTATGCAGTTGAAATTGATAAGTATGCAATTGATATTACCCAACGCAACCACCCCAACACGATTCAATTGGGAGATGTCACAAAGTTATGCACAAATACATTACCAAAGATTGATCTTCTTATTGGGGGAAGCCCTTGTACCGGGTTTTCAGTGGCTGGGAAGAAATTAAATTTCAAGGACCCTCAAAGTAAACTCTTCTTTGAATATGTGAGAATCTTAAAAGAAGTTAAGCCTACATATTTTATTTTAGAAAATGTCAAGATGAAAAAGGAATATCAAGACATTATTTCTGAATACCTAGGTGTTCAGCCGATAGAGATAAACAGCGGGCTTCTTTCAGCCCAAAATCGGCCTCGTTTGTATTGGACCAATATACCCAATGTTGAATTACCTGAGGATAAAGGGCTCGTTCTAAAACATATACGCTTTGCTAAGGGGGTTAGAAAAACTTACGATATGAATTATCTTAAGGACCGTATGGTAAGCTCCAATGGCTTAATTCAAATTGGGGAGGCTTTTATTAAGGGTCACGAAAGTATCAAACGAGTGTATAGCTTAAATGGTAAAGCTCCTACGCTCACCACCATGGGTGGGGGCCATAGAGAGCCTAAAGTTGCAGTAAGTGAGTATAAGTGGGTTAAGTTATTACCTATGGAATGTGAACAATTACAGACTTACCCTATTGGGTACACTGAAGGATTAAGTAATTCACAGCGCTATAAATGTTTAGGAAATAGTTTTACAGTGGATGTTATTACGCACATATTAAAACAAATAAAGGAGGTATAGCATGCTAAAACAATCAATTTATCCAAAGACACAAAGACTTCCCCTAGCCCCAACCATCCAAATTACTGAAAAGGTAGATGGGAGTAACTTGGTTTTATTCTCAGCCAACGGCAAGCTTTGGGTAGCACAACGAAACAGTATGTTTAAATTAGAAGACATTAAGAATAAAACTATAAAATCAGACTCATTGTATCGAGGGCTTTACCAATTTTTGATGGACCACGGAGATGATCTTGAAAAGGATATTTATGAGGGCTCTGCTATTTGTGGGGAGTGGTTAGGTATGGGCAAACTCAAGTATGACAATGCCTTTGCACCACACCGCTTCTTAATGTTTGGTAAAGCACGCATTGATGACCAAGACAGCCCAACTACATTGAGCAGACTTGTGTACACACGTGATGTACTGGGCTATGCTTTCAATGAAGGGGTAATCCCTTCTTATATTGGAGTTGTTCCACTCGTGGAGGTGGCACATAGTTATGAAGCCCTAACACTTCCGTATTTAGATGCCTTATATGAGCGCTACACAGAGAAAGTCGGAAGACCTGTGGAGGGATTTGTAATCCAATATGCTGGAGGAATCCTGAAGTATGTCAGAATGAAGAATGGTAAAATTGAACCGCATTTCGATCGCGGAGAAGAGTAAGGAGGATTTATGAAAAAAGAAGATTTAAGAAATGGTGATTTAGTTAAGTATAGAAATGGAGCGTATGGGCTAGTTGTACTCGGATTTAGAATAGGCAAAGCAAGTGCTTACGATGCTATCATGAACCTAACAGATGGGTGCTTCCTAGCCCTTAAAGATCTAAACTCAGAACTAGAGGGTGGGTATGGCTGGGGCGACCGCTTGTCGGTAGATGCTGTATTCAGCCCAGAGTACCAAGGGGATTCCTATATGGCATACATAAACAGAGAACATAGACCAATACTGTGGGATTGGGAACGTAGTAAACCTAAAGAGATGACGGTAGATGAAATATCCGCATTATTGGGGTACGAAGTAAAGGTTGTAGGTAATAAGTAGGAAACATTTTATTAAAAGTTGCTAAAAATGCTTGACAAACCAAGCATTTTGGTGTATACTTAAAACATAAGGAGGATTAATGAATGAAAAATCAAGTCAGTACAAAGTTATTTAAGATTAACTGGAGGTATCTTTTAGACAATGCCCTTAAGCCAGAGTTCTGGAATAAGACGTGGGTTATCTTTAGTGTGGATGGGGTAGACATTCAGGTTAAACTATATAGCATCAACTTTAGACATAATATAGTTAATTTAACGGTCACATCCAACAAGATTAGCTTTTGGGAGTCATCGACGGTTGAAATCCCTTTGAGTGGAGAGCACTTTAACACCACCGTCTTTGATAAGAAAATCTACTCAGCTTGTAGAAGTGTACTTCGTAATATTGAATATAACGACATTTCCAATACAGCTCAGTACAAGTTACTAGATTCTATGGACCAAGATATCAAGGATGACATGGAAGCAAAGATTACTGAGGAAATCATGGAAGAATTTGGGCTCAGTGGAAAACTTTCAAAGTACCAACAAGAGGCGGTTGATAGGGCTGTGAGCTCACGCATTTATGATGAGTATANCAGTCGNGCTGCGGAGTATATGCAAGAGCTTCTTTACTCGTATCATAAAGAGTATTATGGGCTTCTAGCNNTTACATTAGGAACAGAAGAGGATTATCAGTCGTGGTTAAGTGCTTATGGGANTACTAAANTAGAAGAACTNATTGCTNNGTTGGCAGAGAAATTTGANATTGAGGANATGGAATAGTTTGGCTAAAGCCTTACTAGCTCTGTTCCTTACGTTAAGTTCTTTATACCCCATCCCACACGCATTGGCGGGGATGAATTCATCCTCCCCAATCGTTACCACAGTATATGAAAAGATTCCCCAAGAACTTATGTTCTGGGCAGATGAGATTACAGAAATTGAACATCAGTTGGAAGTTTGTCATTACGGAGTCAATAAGACCTATATGGATTATAGGGCCCTGAATACAAGCAGTGCTCAGTATAAGCTATTGATGACAATGACCATTCGCGAGGGGCTATTTTACACCTTCGATGGTTACATAGCGGTGGCGTTAGGGAGTTACTTTGGTCCTCTCGGATCCAAGTACTCAATAACACTATCCTCAGGAGTTGTATTAGATGTTATTAAGGCAGAAGAAAAAGCGGATCGCCACACCAATGATGGGTGTGAGCAGAAATGGGATAAGTCAGTAATTGAATTTGTCATCGACTCACAGACCCTACCTTATTGGGTGGGAAGTAAGGGTTATTTCCTTAACGGAAATTTCAATAATGCAGATGAGTTTTATGGAGATATTATAAAAATAGTAAGAAAGTGAGGTAATGTTATGGAGTTTAGGATTTTTGAAAGTTCTGACACGAATGTGTACAAATATGTTTTCACAAAAGAGGATATGGTGGCTGAGGCCGTACTGTATCGGTATGGAGATTTCTACAAACGCACTGTAATCTGCTGCAGTACCATGAGTGGTTGCCCTGTTGGGTGTACCTTCTGTGGCACAGGCAAGCGATTCGTGCGGAACCTTACTGAGGACGAGATTGTAGCTCAGATTACAACCATCTTGAAGGATAAGAATATTGAAGATGTCAGTAGCAAGGGCGAGCGTTTCCAAATCATGTTTATGTCAATGGGCGAGCCCATGCTGAACTGGAAAAATGTTCGTGCGTCGATTGTGGAACTTAACAAGCTATACCCAAATGCAGAGCTGTTGCTCTCTACTGTGGGCATTAAAGATGCAGAGGTCATGCGTGATCTTCTACAGCTCTCTGTTGAGATTGATAAGATTGGGTTGCAGTTCTCTATTCATAAGAGTAATGATGAGGATCGCACTAAGTTAATCCCGTTCAAAGGCAAGATGAACCTTGAAGAGATTCGTGATTTTGGCACAGTGTGGTGGAAGAGCACCAACCGCAGACCTTTCTTGAACTATTGTGTTGATGGAACAAATGACACTGAAGAGGATTATCTTCGCATGAAGACCTTGTTCAGTCGTGAAGTTTTCAACTTGACCTTTAGTGTTGTGTGCAGTGCAGATGAGTCTATCAAAGATGCCTGTTTCAGAAATGAAGAGGTAATTGACAGCTTTGCACAAAAGTTTATGCAAGCTGGATACAATGTCAGAACATTCAACCCAGCTGGTCAAGACGATATTGGAGGGGGCTGTGGTCAACTCTGGTTCACGCAAGACTGGATTAAGGCAAGAGATATTAAATTAAAATTGAACGGAGGTATTAACGCTTGATGTACAAAGTAAATGATGATGTTCTTTTCACGGTAGGAGACTTTGAAGTCCCCGCTAAGATTATGTTTTTAGATAAAGATGGTAAGTTTTTAATTGAAGTTTATTCCAGTCGGGTACGGGGGTTTAAGCACTCTCAGCTCTATGGTATTTATGGAGATAATATGACATGGGCAGATGAGAATGAGATTAAGCCCTATAAGGCCCACTCAAACCCTATCCTAGTTTACTGTGCCCATATTCATGAGGGCAAGTCTTCGAATATTGCCGATATGACAAAGCGCTTACGGAACATCAACGCTAAGTACTCGGAAGTGATTGCTGAAAAGGAGTATGTATTTGTTAGCCCCTTGAATGCCCTTCCCTTCTACGAGTTAGTGGATTATGAGGAGGGGATGCGTCAATGCACAGCCCTACTCAGTAAATGTCAAATGCTTGTTTTGTTTGGTAAAGACCACGACAAGTCAAAAGGAGTTGCTCGTGAGATAGATTATTGTAAGTTAAACCGGATCAGCATTGTTACTGAAGAAGAGTTTATGAACATGTTGGAGGGTAAATAAAATGGGGATGATGTTTGGCACAGAGCGAACAAGTCTTAATAAGGTTGCATACGACGGTGAGAAATTTATTCCAAAAGAGGGAATCACTCAAGGAGCTCCCCGTGAGTTCAGCACTGGAGCAGTTCGGGATACTGAAGAGGGTAAGCCCCCTATGGAGTTCATTCCTTGGGATCTAATGGATCGCGTTGCTGAGCATTATGGTGCTGGAGCAAAGAAGTATGGAGAAGACAACTGGCGATTGGGTCAGCCTAAGAAAGCCGTGTATGCAAGTTTAATGCGACACGCTCGTAAGTATTTTATGGGGGATGATAGTGAAGACCACCTCTCCGCAATCATATGGAATGCCTTTAGCCTAATGCACACAGATGTCTATTACAAGGGAGATAAATACCTTGACAATTTACAATCTTACAAAGGTAAGATAGGAGGTAAATAAGATGAAGATAGTACTCAATAATGGATTCTTTATACTCGCGGAGGAGCGCAGCTACACCCTTAAGCGAAAAACAAAAGCCGTTAATAAGACGACTGGAGAGCCCTACGAGGCTGTTAATGACCTAGGGTATTATTTTACGGTTGCACAGGCTTTGACTGCCTACGCCCGTAAGACAACGGATGAGGCTTTCGTGGATCAAGAGATTACATTAGACCAATACACTAAGGAGCTGGCTCGGAATGTCGATGCCATAACGGACTTAATACAAGATGCAATACTCAATATACCCGTCAAAAAATGAAATCTCAAAGCTGAATACAGGCAATCAACAGCACGTATTCTTACCCAATTGGGATAGACCAAAGGATGCTGTGGCTGGGGATGTTATTCTCGTCAAAGAACCTTATTACAAGACAGACGCAGGGGTCATCTATAAGTATTCAAAAGAAGCAGAGGACTCAAGCCTTATAGATAATTTCTTATTATCAAGTGCAATCTTTATGAAAGACGCGGATGTTCGCTATTCCTATCTAATTGATGAGGTTATAAGCTCAGCTTATAGTGAGCTTACAGATGAGTTTGCACATTTAATTGGATTTAAGACAGCTCAAGAGCTTAAAGTTATGTTTATTAAGAAGTTGCCTAAGCATTTGCGGAGGGAGTTGGGTCCTAAAGCAAACCCCATCTTAAGAATTGCAAAAGTTTCTAAAATAAGTGTTGACAAAGCACAATAAGTGTGCTATACTATAGTTACAAAGGAGGAATTAAAATGAAAGAATTCACATCAGAAGTCAGTAGTTATGTAAATCAGGAAAAGCAGATCGTGGTTACGCGGGTTATTTTAACCCATAAAGAATACCCTCTACAGGTAGAGGCAACTGGGATTGCGAAATGCAGTTCTGGGGATGAATTTAATGAAGAATTTGGGATTAAGTTGTCAAAAACACGTGCTCTTCGTACCGCTTTTAAGTTAATGCGCAATGAAGTTATCAGCACACTACAATCAACAGCCGATTTAGCAAACAACTTGATTGCTATCTGGGGTAAGTTGGATGTTCGTGTTTTTGATGCAGAAGTAAAGGTGGGCACATTGATTGACTCACTCTCAAACAAAGATTCAGCTGACGACTCCCTTCGATAAGATAGGGAAAGTCACAAACACAAGCATTAGTGATGGAACAACAAACTTACCTTGTCAAGCGATTGATTTGGGTAAGGTAAAACTTATCAAAGTAAATGAAGTCATCTATTTAGATGACGTTGTTTCATTGAAGCTGTTAACTTATGAGGATGTGTTAGAGCACAACTTAAGGGATTATTTTGAAGTAGAGGAGGTGAAGGTAAGCAGTGTCAAGCGGAGTAAAAAGAGGTGAAGTTTATTACACAACGCTCCCCGATAGAGGGAGAGGTATTCAAAGTGGTATCCGACCTGTTGTTGTAATCTCTAATGATATAGGGAACCACTTCAGTAATGTAGTGATTGTTGCCCCTGTGACATCAAAGCGCAAGACAAACTTGCCAACCCACACCACAATCACTTTAGACAAGAAGTCAACGATCCTTTGTGAGCAGTTGACTACGGTACATAAATCCAAGCTATACAATAAGATTCATACTTTAACGGAGACAGAGTTAACAGCTCTTGATAATGCGTTAAGAGCAAGTATTGGCATCGACCAAAAGGAGGCAATTTAATGGATGAAGATAAGAATTTAATGTTATATTTTGAGACCAAGAACATTTCATATTTACATGAGTGGGTGGCGTGCAACTACAAGGTATTTCACACCATTGTCAACCGTGTTCTCAAGATGAATTCCATCTATAGTGTTGACCACGATGAGTTGTTTCAAGAGGCGGTTATTCTTTTCTACTCTGTTGTAGATAAGTACAACCCAGAGCTTGGGCAGTTCTCTACGTTCCTGTACAGTGTGTTGTCAAATGAGCTCTTGAATGTCATCAAGAAAGAACACCGTAGTCATTTCAGTAAGAGAGTGAACGCCATTGAATTGGATGCGCCTCTTGATGAAGAGTACGGAAGTCTCACAGAGAGTGCTATATCTATTGATACAGGGGATGTCATTGACACCATCTTAATCAAAGATATGGAAAAATATGTTGAAACCCACTGCAACGATCGCACCAAGAGTGTGTATCAGCTTTATACCAAAGGCTATTCGTTGACAGAAGTAGGGAAAGTGCTTGGCATTTCAAAGCAAAGAGTAAGTCAGATTATACAGAGCCTCACCGCAGACCTAAGTCACGAGTGGGGAGTTCGTTAGAAAGAGAGGAAATTTATGGTATCAAAACCAACCAGTGTTTTACAATTAGCTTTTAATATCTTTATTCGTTTGTTAGCGGAGTATGTGTTATTCCCATCCGCAGTGGCCATCATGGTCCTGTATGGCTTAGGGAAAGACATTATGCCTATCCTAGCCACTACAATTATGCTAGCAACCTCCATCCGTATCATCTTTGAATGGATGATCTCGGTAGCAAGTGGGGCATGGCATGGCAAGAAGTACAGTAAGTAAAAGCAGAGAGCAAGAAGAGTTTGTTGCTAAATTCCTAGGTGCTAAGCGAACACCTCGCTCTGGCGGGGGGACAAACATTAAGGGTGATGTTGTAAGCAATATTGCCCTATTTGAGTGTAAAACGAGTATGACAGAGAAAGAATCTTTTACTGTCAAACGCGAGTGGCTCACTAAGATACAGAAAGAGCGTTTTGAGGACCGCAAGCAGTTTGCTTTCCTCATTCAAAACTTCGGAGGTAAAGGTGACAAAGACAACTATGTTGTTATGCGGATTGAAGATTTTAAAGAACTATATGATAGTTATGTAAAGGAGGAGAACAATGAAGACTAGATTTTTAATTAAGCTTGAAATCAATGGAGAGATTCGTTGGAAAGCTGAGTTTGTTAATTGGGAGGAAGCTACTAGCTTCTATGATCGCGAATTTGATAAGCTATTACAAGACAACACCCCCGGATTCCCGTTGACTAAAATTACGCCTTGGTCAAAGTCAGCTATGTTTGATGGAGGGAAGGTATTATCATCCGGAATGATTGACAACACAGAAAAAGAAGGAGGACTTATTTAATGACTATTTTAAACCATCGTGAACGACGAGCTCTCGCAAAGCGTAGAGCTAAGAAAGAGACATGTAGCAAGCACCCAACAACACAGTTAGTTGTAAAGGGAACACAGGTGTTATGCCCTATGTGCTATTATGAATTACAAGTTAAAAAGCATCAGCTCAAAGTAGCTGAAGCAAAGGAGGTGGCTAATGTCAAAGATGAACCGATTGTTTGAGGAGCAGGAAAAGCTTGATGATAAAATCATTGCCAATCTAGACACCCCCCTAACCCAAGAACAGCTGTTTTTAAACCGCACCCTCGCTTACCTTGTAGAGTTGGCTGAGCTTGCTCAAGAACTTCGCACGTTTAAGCACTGGAGCAAAAAAGAGCGCAGCCCTCGCGAGGTTTGCTTGGAAGAGTATGTTGATGCTTTGCACTTCTTACTCTCTATCACAAATCAATACGGGGAGCCGGTAGACCTCAATGAGTTTGAAAAAGACTTTGATGATCGCTATCACACAATCTCTTTGGGTAAGAATGAAGTTAATGTAGCCTTGCTAGCTTGTAACTCTATCATAACAGAGTTCTATTATGTATCCGCAGAAGATGCTATTCGAGGCTACCAATTATTAATTGATGCTTGGGATACCTTCCTGTACCTAGGAGGAGTGTTGGGCTTTACTGTGAGTGAAATTGTAGATGCCTACGACAAAAAGAATGCTGTTAACCATGGAAGACAAGAGTCTGGATATTAGCAAGCAGTTAACCCAGCTCATTGCCATGTTTCTTACTCATTGGGCACTTCTCACAGGTGTTATTTATGGGCTGGATTTTGTGTTTGGGGTTTTAACTAAGCACATCGGGATCCTCTACCTTGGGGTAGCCTCAGCGGTGCAATTAATCTTATTCACCTTTTTAGGTGGGTTCATATACAAAGGAGGTAATGATGAAGACTAAATTTAGAATTGATATCGAAACAGCTAAACAGCTGGAAACGCTTCGTTTAGCAAACGATTGGTCGATGCGTCAACTCTACCTATACTTTATAGGTAAGAGTGTTGACGATAACTTTGATGAGGTGGAATACTCAGATTTCGATGCCTTCAGAAAGAACATCGAAAGAAAAAAAGATAAGCCTGACCACAGCACATTCGTAAAGGAAAGTGTAAAGCAGGCATCCACAAAATACAATGACACCAACATTGAGTACAAGCTCGTGGATGATGAGATTGACTCAGCAAGTGGGTCAGTGTCATTCTTCAGTGGTGAGATTGACGATGAGGGTTTGGTGAGTCCAGAAAAGGTCTCTGCAATGCTCTTTGAGAAGTTCAGACTTTCCCCATCAGAGTTTGAGGTTGTTAGTCACAGAACAGTGTATGCACAAAACAAGGATCAATATCGCATTCAAGCTTCTTTTAAACGTAAGCTTAAGACTGTCTATGACGAGGGCGAGGTTATAAAGCGCTATACGGAAATGCTTGAGAAAGTAGGAAGTTTGGATTTCCCAGCTGTTGTGGAGATTGATCGTGATAATATCATGGTTATTAACTTAGCAGACGTGCACTGGAACAAGATGCCTCACAAAGGGTTTGATGACACCTACTTAGATCGCTTTGAGCGAATGATCTATGATAGCTTAGCGCAGTTGATGGAGATGGCTCGACACCTCCCTATCACACGTGTTGCTATCACAGTCGGCCATGACTTCTTCCAAACGAATGACAGCCGTGGAACCACTAAAAAAGGAACCCCTGTATCGAATATCTTAGAGTATCGTGATATGTTTGACCGAGGTGTTACAATCCTTGCAAACTGTATCGCCTTAGTAGGTCGTCGCTATGTCGTTGATGCGTATTACGTATTAGCCAATCATGATGAAGATGCAAGCTGGCATGCTACTCGCGAGCTTAAGATTCTATTTAAGGATGTTGCAAGCATTAATGTCTTAGTAGACAGTGATCCATTCCACTATATTGAGTGGGGCAGTACATTAATTGAGCTCATCCATGAAAACTTAAAGAGTGGAACAAGCAGTTCAAAAATGCACGTTACCGCAAGCGAGGCTTGGGGAAGAACCAAGTATCGTTATTCAATCGGCGGGCATTTGCATGGAGAATACACCACTAAAGAGCTTAATGGCATTGTCACCATGGGCTCTCGTGCCTTGTCAGATAAAGACAGATGGCACGTATTAAACGGCTATGTAGCAAACATTAGAGGGCTACAGGCGTATGTGTTTAATAAAGATAAAGGTTTAATCTCGACCTTTAATGCTAACATTTAAAAGGTCGAAAGACCTTTTTACATATTGACAAATCAACTTAAAAGTTGTATAATGTATATATAGGAGGTATAAATGAAAATCAATATAGACGACGAATTTTTGAGACGGGATAAGAACTTTAAGGCGATTATTTCTGGTAAATATGACGAAACACTTGTGATCGACATTTATACCCACGGTCTTGAGTATGTGCAGGAGCTTGTAGTTCCTGAGATTATGTTTAGTAAACTAGTAAGGGAGGGCATGTGGAAATATGTGGGCAATCGAAAACAGACCGAAAGACTTCACTGAGGTCATTGGGCAAGACAGAGCAATTAGTGTCATAAAGAAGTCATTGGGTAAGTTTACCAATTATATCTTGTATGGGGATAGTGGTGTGGGTAAAACCACCCTCGCACGAATCATCGGCTCAGAGCTTGGAGCAGAGATTATTGAAATTAATGGTGCAGATAATAATGGAGTTAATGATGTACGCGGGTTGGTTGATTCAGCCCTCTATGTACCAGCCTTTAACCCATATCGTTTATTCATTATTGATGAAGCACATATGCTTACCACTCAAGCGTGGAATGCTATGCTTAAGATATTAGAGGAAGCACCAGATACTACCGTATGGGTATTGTGTACTACAGAGTATGCAAAAATCCCACTGACCATCAAGTCGCGGGCTTTATCTGTTAAGCTGGCCCCTATCGGCAAAGAAGCTATGGTTGACTACTTAACCAAACTTGCCGGTGAACAAGATTATGATCCGGATGTGCTGGAGGACATTGTTGCTAGAAGTGAGGGGCGTATGCGTGAAGCTTTATCCGCATGGGAGACTTATTTAACAACTAAAGTAAGACCTCAGACATTCTCTACGAAGGATGCGATTGAGTTTATTAAGAAAGTATTTGATGAGGATGTGATAGGGTGTTCGGAGGTTTTGGATAAACTTGCCAATGAAGATGTTAAGACGATTGTGACGGTGATTGCAGATTACCTTAAGTTCTTACTCATCATTCAAGCAGACCCTGCACAGAAGCCTGTAGAAGTTCTCAGAGATAGAACAACAATCAGCCCCCGCTTTATCAATGACTTAAGAACAATGCAGAACTCTATTGGGGCTGTGTGCCCCTATACAGGGGATCCTAAATTGGCAACCGTTCGCTTTCTATATGATTTCTATGATTTGATAATGGCACACTACAATGACTTTAGAGACTCAAGACAGTCTTTCACAGTAGCTGTTATGGCCATGATTGAGAGGATAAAACGATGAATGAGTTAATGAGCTTATTATTTAATGCAGACCCAGACTTCTTTGTACAGGTTGAGAAGTATACGAGCTATGAAGTTGCCACAATGTTGGCTGAGTCGGCTGATGGATTGGCTAGTCGCAGAGCAAGGGCTTTGCTGAACAAAGCAAGTCTGCGGGAGCCTATGGATTTCGATATGGAAGTGAAGCGTATGTATTTCTCAATCTATGTAAACACGAAAGTATCAATGGAGAACTATGAGTAAATATATACTAGATAGAGGAGACAGCACACAAAACAGGGGGTACTCCTTATTCATAAAAGGGGATTTAGATGACCTCCGCCCTAAACTAACATACATCAAGCACATTGACCACGGAGAATTCATTGAGTTCAGCAACTCACATCTAAGCGAGCTATGTGATATTCTAGTGGATGAAGACGTGACAACTTACAACACTTCACTCGCTAAGCGATTGGCAGAGGTTAAAGCACCTGTGTTTAAGATGCTTGAAGAGGTTACTCAACCTCAGTTTAAATTACAGCCTAGACCACACCAAATTGATGCTGTGGTGTATGGGCTTAAGAAACACAGATTCTTATTAGGAGATGTTATGGGATTAGGTAAGACTGGCAACACCATCTTCCTAGCAGAGATTCTAAAAGCCTATTATGGATTTAAGCATGTCTTGATTGTGTGTGGAATTAATGGAGCTAAATATAATTGGCACATGATTGAGATTCCTAAGTTCTCATACGAGCAGTCACACATCGTTGGTAGTCGTATTAATAAAGCAGGAAGATTGGTTGTAGGGAGTGTTAAGGAACGTATTGAAGATATAAAAACACCCCACGATGAATTCTACCTTATTATAAATGTTGAATCATTGCGGAACAAAGAAGTTACTGAGTTGTTGCACGATAAGATCATTAAGGGTGAAATTGGTATGGTGGTTATTGATGAGATTCATCTTGTCTCTGGAAGATCCAGCGAGCAAGGTAAAGCGATTCATAAACTAAAACCTCAATTCAGAGTTGGATTGACGGGAACCCCCATTCACAATCGACCTTTAGAGTTGTATAACCTATTGGTTTGGTTGGGGTATGAGCAAAGAAACTTTGAAGACTTTGCAGATGAATACACTATTAAAGTGCCTGTCACTACCGTTGCAAACAACAAGATAATTGACTTCTTCAAATATGTTTACAAAGATTTATCTATGTTGCATGATCGCTTAAAGAGCTTAATGTTGCGAAGAGGTGTGGAGGTATTGAACCTACCAGAACCAATTTTCATGGATGAGTATGTTGAGCTTGACATTTCACAGATAAAGGTGTATAATAAGATTAAAGAGGAGCTGTTAAACAATGGGGCCCTCAATCATCTCATTAATGTTAGGGAGTTTATATCAAACGCAGGTGTTGCTTTCATTAAGGCAAGACAGGTGGTTTCATGCCCCCACATTTTTGGTGTTAAACGGGATGCTAAGTTAGAACGCACTATTGAGATTGTCGAAGAACAGCTTGACTCTGAAAAGAGTGTGGTTATCTTCGCTTGGTTCAATGATACGATCGACCAGTACTACAGAGTACTTAGTGACAAGTTTGGTAAAGACAAGGTGATTGCTGTTCAAAAGAGTACATCAAATGCCCAAGAGCTTGTCAGTGAGTTTCAAAACTCCGACAAGCCGATGGTTTTGATTGGTACGATTGGTAAGCTTGGAACTGCTTTTACGATTACGAGAGCAGACATGGTTATCTTTGTTGACAAACACGTTATCTGGTCGGACTATAAACAAGCCTTTATGCGTGTATGGCGACAAGGGCAGACAAAGACGGTTGTCATCGTAAACATCTTAGCAAAGGATACTGTAGATGAGCGCCTAGAAGAGCTTGTATCTATTGGCAGAAGTCACCACGACCAAGTTGTTGATGGGGTTGCTACGGATGAATATCTTGAGAAGACATACGGTAAGATGGAGGATTTATTGTGAAAACTAAACTAACAACCGACATCGAACGAGCACTCTTTAGATATGTTCGAGAGCAGAGCAGAATAAACTTTATCATTGGTGAAGTTGACATTGGCCCTAAATGGGGCATTGTTGATGCCCTCCAAGTAACTATCAACAAGAATAAGATGACTTGGAAATGTTATGAAATAAAAGTAACCAAGCAGGATTTCTACTCTAAGGCTAAAGTTACTTTTGTGGGGCACTCAAATTATTATGTGATGCCGTTTGAGCTCTATGAGCAAGTTAAAAAGGATATACCAAAAGAGATTGGGGTGTATGCTTATTGGTCAAGCCCTGAGTACTCTAAGGTGGGCTTGGTTAAAAACGCCACCAAGAGAAGTTTAGGGGTGCCAAACGAGCATTTAGCAAGTCGTTTTATAACATCCTCACATCGAGAGTTGTTCAAAGGATATGTAGAGATTCAAAAACTAGGAGGTACTAAATGGCACAAAATTCGATAATTGAGTTGCAGGTAATAAATTATGTAGTAAAGAATGGTGACCTGAGTATGTTGAAGAGTGAGAACATCACCCCTCAGCAGTTCTCAGCCACCTACAGAGATGTAATCAGTTATGTCTTTGAACACGATCGTAAGTATGGTAATGTGCCAGATGAGGGTACTCTCCTAAACCACTTCGGAGATGATTATGTCGTATTGGAAGTTCGAGAATCACCAACCTACTTGAAAACAAAGCTTAAGGAATACTTAGCTTATGTGAAGTTGGCAAACGACTTCGGACCTATTCGTGAGAAGTTAGATAGTGGGGATGTACAAGGGGCATTAAGTGATCTTCGTGCAAGTGTTGAAGATGGGATGAAGACCTTTGGGGTCACAAGCTCAGTCGGAACAGACTTAACCAAAGACCTATCACGTTTAGATGATTACGAGAAACGATTGAGTGGTGAGGTTGATACACGTACCTACAGTCTTGGTTTGGATGGCTTGGATGATGCCTTTGGTGGGATTGTGAATGATGATGTTGTTCTTGTGTTTGCTCGAACAAGTCATGGTAAATCCTACCTCCTAACCTATATGGCTCATGCTTTGTATCGTCAAGGATTGAATGTGCTGATGTACTCTGGGGAAATGAACTCTAAAGATGTCGGGTATCGCTTTGACTCCATAGATTCTCATTTCTCGAATAAAGCTTTAATGTTTGGTAAGCACTTAGAGGGCTCTAAAAGCTTTGCTCAATACCAACGCTATGCTGAAGAGTTGAAGACAGGAACGAATTTCTTCAAGGTCGTAACCCCTCAAGATTTAGGGGGTCGGATGATAAACATTCCAGACTTAGAAATCTTCCTAGATACTCAAAAACCAGATGTGTTGGTTTTGGATCAACTCTCCTTGATGGCAGATGTTCGGTCTAACAAAGTAACCCAAGAACGTACACGCTACAGTAACATTATGGCCGACTTGCGTATCTTATCAACAAAATACAATGTACCAATCCTTATCGCGGCGCAAGCCAATCGGCAGTCTGCGACTCGTGATGAAGACGGTGAATTTGAGATTCCAGAAGTATCACACGTAGCGGAATCGGATGCGATTGTACATCACTGTACACGCGCAATTGGGTTCTGTACAAACAGAATTGATGATGGCTCCGTAAAAGTTATGAGCATTGGAATTAAAAAGAACCGCTTCGGCGGTGAGGCTTCCTTCAAAGTCAACGTAGACTTTGAGCATGGAACCTTTGAAGAAGTTAAGCATTTAAGACTTAAAGACACTATGGAAAGTGAGGGAGCATTCTAATGGTAAACATCCAAGAGATCATACAGGTTCTACAAAATGACCTACGTAAAAAAGGAATTCATTACTTAGCTCAAGCTAAGCGTGCAAACAATAACCTTATGGTCACTTGCCCTTATCATAAAGAGGGGCGAGAAACCTCCCCCTCCTGTGGAATACTCCTTAGTGATCGTGGAGGAAATAAACTCCATAAAGCAGGAACAGTGCATTGCTTCACCTGTGGGGCAACCCATTCTTTAGAAGAGATGATATCTCATGTCTATGGTAAATACGATAGGGGGGTATATGGCAAGCAATGGTTGCTTGAAAACTTTAACATCCTATCTACAGAAGAGATATCGTTTGATTTTGAACTTAGAATTGATCCTGTTAAAGTTAAAGAAGTTGAATATAAGAAGTATAAAACGTACCACCCCTACTTCAAGTCAAGAGGCTTGAGTGAGAAGTTGGTAGATGCCTTTGACTTAGGGTATGATGAGGCTACAAAGACAGTGACTCTCCCCATGTTTGACCCTCAAGGGCGTTGCATTATGGTAACGCGCAGGGCATTGGATAGTCACACCTACATCAATACCACAGGCTCAAACAAGACAAGCTCACTGTATGGAATCCACATGATTTATCGTATGCTGAACAAGCTCATTGCAGAGCCTTATGTGTTTATTGTTGAGGGGCCCTTCGATGTTATGAAGATGTGGCAGAATGGCTATATCGCTGTTGGAATCATGCAGGCCGCGGTCAGTGAAGACCAGATGAAATTGATTGATCGTCTCCCCTTCTTAAATATTGTTATCGCAACGGATAATGACCAAGCGGGGCGGGATGTGGCTAAGAAGCTTGCCAAGCGTATCTCAAAGACAAAGCAGGTCTTTATGATGAAATACCCTCCTGGGGTAAAGGATCCTGGTGAGATGAAACCAGAGCATTACAAGGCTATGGTACTGGAGGAATATCGTGGGCAAACGCGTTCGTTCTGAGTTTATAAACAAGCATAAGCGCACGGTCATGTACCGCGGGTACAAGGTCAGCGCAAGTGGCGTTGTCTACAATAAAAGAGGTTCGATTATAAAACCTAAATTCAGCTTTAGAGGTAAGCGTATCGACTATGTTTTTATTGATATTTGTGAAAAAGGCAAAAAGACCCGCATGTCGTACCATCGTTTTGTATACAAAGCGTGGAATCAAGACTTTGATGATCCTGAAATGGTCATTACGACAAAGGGTAGACGCTTTGATTACAGCATAGATAATCTCGTGGCCATCCCCCGTCAAGAGCATCTTAAGAATTTAGCCGAGGCTAATCTGCTTTACGCAGGGGATAACTATACGGAGTTAATGGAAACATATAATGCAGTTAAGGATTATATGACAATAGAGGAGTTTGCAAAGCGGTTGAGTATTCACCCACGCACCCTCGATAACTATATCAGAAAGGAAAAGGAAAAATAGAAAGAGATAATTTTAAATGTTGATAATAGCACTTATGTACTGTGCTTGGCTTTTCATGGTTGGGTGGTCTAACTTACAATTTTGGTAGCGTTGGGGGTTCTTTGGGGGGTCGTATTGTTACTGCCGACCCTAAGTGCAAAGGCGACTCGTGAATAGTTTTGATCGAGACGAGCTTATCACAAAGCTTCTCCATGATTATAATAAACTGATTTGGAGAACAATAACCTCTCGGCTACGTTCTGGCAGGATACCCCAAGACCACGCTCAAGATGTTTACCAAGAAGGTTGTATTAAGTTAGTGCATAAGGTAGAAGAACTTAATATGGAGACCGATGATGTTAAAAAATTCATATGGGGGGTGTTTAACAGAGCTTCCCGTAACTATGCTAAGAAGTATTACCGAACACAAGGGCTTGAATTGGATACCGATGCCGTTCCGGATAAGGAGTCTTCTAAGATAGGGCATTTACGGGAATTGATCCCCTATTTCCAAGCAATGCCTGTGCATCAAGAAGTCTTGTATATGGCAGTAGATGGGCATACCCAACAAGACATTGCGAGTGAGCTCAATATCTCACAGAGCACAGTGTCTAGGATCATAAACAAGTATCGTGATTTCGTTATGGAAATCGAGAATGAATAAACAACTTGACAATTAAGCTCAAGTGTTGTATAATAAAGTACGAGGAGGAAACAATAAATGGCAGAAAAAGCAAAAACAGCAGAAGAGATTGTGAATAATGTATTTCCGGGAACAGTTGACCCAACTGACTTCGCACCACAAATCAAGACAACCTTTAAAGATGCACAGGGTGCAGAGTTAAAAGGTTCAGATTGGGTGGCTCGCGTTTCATCTATGTCACTATCTCTCAAAGTAACACCAAAGATTGGAGACACCTATGTCTCAGTAGAACGTGCTTTGACAGTTGAATTGAACACCTTAGACAAGGAAATTGTTCAAGAGATTTGGAAAGATTTACAGAAGCAAGTTGTAGGTGGAGTATTCAGCTCGCTAAGTCTAGCGGTCAAACAACTAAGCGAAGCAAAGAAGTAGGTTAATAAGATGGAGCTAGGATATGCAGTTGTTATCCCAACCTTTGTCTTATTTGATGCAAACCTCAGCCCTTTAGAGAGACTTCTCTATGGGGTACTTAGTGCTACAGCCAATAAAGAGGGCTATTGTACTGCGACGAATGAAATGCTGGCATCAGCGCTCCGCACGAAAGTGGATGGAGTGACAAAACAAGTAAGCCCAGAGGCATTGAGTCGTATGTTGAAACATCTTGAGGAGTGTGGCACGATTATTCGTAAAGAGCAAGACGGAGGTAGAGTGATTGTAGTTATCTATCAAAAGCAGAACATCGAAGTAACAGTAAAGGCTAAGCCTGCTGTGAAGACCGATGATGAAGCTAAAGAAATTGCTACTAAGGTATTGGATTATCTAAGTGCCTCAAGTGTGATTCGTGGAATCCGTAAGGTTCCCTATAAGCACACCCCAGCCAACCTACAGCACATTTTAGCACGTGTTGGTGAATCTGTTGAGGATGCCTACGAGCGTTGTATCAGTGTTATTAACATCAAGTTTTTAGATAAGTACTTCTTGGAGAATCCAAAGTACCTATCCCCAGAGACCTTGTTTAGACCGAGCAACTTTGAGAAGTACCTCAATGAATCTTCAAGGGTTCAGGATATTCACCTAAGGGTGGTTACAAAAGCAGGACTTGAATTGCCTGAGGGCACACACAGTGAGGAGGTTGCGACATTCTAATGTTACCAGATTGCTTTAGATTTAGACCCGCTGAAGAGGTCAATAAGTACAAAGGCACCTATGAGTATTATGCTCTCATAGCCATGTCTAAGAAGTCAAATTTACCGATTCGTGCTTGGCAGGATCTTAAGCTCGGTGTAACAGCTGACGATAGAGTTGCATACGAACGGTGTAATGCCTACAAAGACAAAGTAGTTGAAAATGTCAGAAATGGCGTAGGCTTGTTTATCTATGGAGGAGTTGGGTCTGGTAAGACTGTATGGACTTACAAGATCGCCCGCCATTACATGGAATCAATCGCGAGTACTTGGGAAAGTGGCAAGAGCCCAAACCCCATCTACTTTGCAAATGTTCCTCGCTTGCTCAATGACTTAAAGGGGGCTTTTCAAGATGATAAGCTCATGGAAAGCATTGACAATGCGGTTATGAATAGTGACCTCGTTATCTTCGATGACTTGGGAGCTGAAAATGCCACAGAGTGGGCAAGAGAACGCTTGTATCAGTATATCGACTATCGGTATGCTAATATGAAAGCATGTTTATTCACATCGAATAAGGATATTAGACTAATTGAAGAACGTATAGCAGACCGCGTTCGCGGGACTTGCGAGATCGTTGAATTTAGGATGTCAAGTAAGCGCATATTAGGCGCACAAGGAGGAAAATAATGACACAGAGAGAAGAAAGAAAGTTTACATCATTGTATTTTACACAGGAAGAACGTAATGGAGCAAAGGTTCCGGGAAAATTTAATTCCCTTAAAGTTCGTTTCTTGTACACAGCAGTTGAACAAATCCCAATGGGTCGTGCCCATTTGTATGAATACAGCAAAGGCAAGTATTCAAAAGTATTGTGCTTAAAAGACGGAGTAGCTAAGAAGGACTTGGATAAAGTTCACTGCCCTCTCTGTGAAGTTGACCGCTTCGGAACACCAGCCAGTAAGTTGTTTGCTTTCGTTCAAGACATTAACGATGGTGGAAAGCTTAAGTTGCTTGAGTTCAGTTGGACTTTATGTAAGCAAATTGATGTATTGACGGAAGAGTTTGGAGTTCCGCTCCACGATATCATCTTTACATTGAAGAAAACAGGTTCTGGTAAAGATACAACCTACACCCCAATTCCTATGGGTCAAGAGAAGTTCAGCGTTGCTAACTACTTAATGGATTTAGGTTTGGATAATCTTCCTAGTATCGTAGGAACACCTGCTGATAACCCATCCCCAGCGATGCTTTCCTTAACAGAAGAGCAGATTAAAGATTTTATCAATGGTAAGTACCCTTGGTCAACACAAACTGGTGACGATGGTGCTCCAAAGCGTAAGTTTGCATCCTTAACAGGTGGCACAATCACTGTTCACGGAACAGCGGACACTCCTATTAGTAAGAAGTTGGAAGAGGAGCCGGAGGCCACATTCATTCCAGCCCTTGATGATGGTGATGATGATGTGTTTGAACCTGTAGCAGAATCAGAAAGTAGCTGGTTCTAAAATGAAATCTCAAGCTACTATTTTCGACGGAGTGTTTATCCCCATGGATAAGGAGAGCGATCGTTTATTATTAAATAAAGTGCGTGAGCCTCTTAAGACCTCCGTGACAAGAGGGGTAGCAGAGATATATGATGGTGTTGAGAGGGTTTTTACGGAAGTGAAGACCCTTCTTCCGCATATAAACGATTATGAACTAATCACCGAGCTACCTAGATTACAAGAATACATGCGTAAGATTAAAGAGGTTGGTGTAGTTGCAATAGATACTGAAACAGATGGTTTAGACCCCATCACAGATGATATTGCAGGGATATCCATCTATACAAAAGGTGAGAATCCAGCCTACATCCCCATCCGTCACGAGTACTTCGAGCACAATGTAGATAGAGCCATCGTGAGAGGCTTCCTACAGGCCCTTGTACGCGATAAAATCAAAATCATAATGCACAATGCCTCTTTTGATATTCGCGTTTTAAAGAACGCTCTAGGCGTTCGTGTGCAGGCTCACTTTGATACCAAACTTGGTGCAAAGATGCTTAATGAGAATGAAGATGCAGGTCTTAAGGATTTGTGGCCAAAGTATGTTTTGAAAGGCAAATCTAACTACTCATTCAGTGAGTTGTTTGATGGAATAAAGTTTTCGGTAATGGAGCCAGATAAAGTATTCATCTATGCGGCGCTAGATGCCTTGATGACCTATGAGTTGTGGGAGTTTCAAAGCCCTTATTTAGATAAAGACAATCCTAAGTGCATTGAGCAAGACCTTGTTGGGGCTTCCGATGTATTTTATAATATTGAAATGCCTGTTGTAGATGCTGTTGTTGATATGGAAGAGAACGGCTTATCTATTGATCTTGAGTATGCAGGCGAACTGCGTAAGAAGTATGAGAAGATGTTGTGGGAACAGGAAGAGATTGTGTTACAAGAATTCCAAAGACTCGCCCCCATTTGGCGAAAGAACCTGAGCAGTAAAGAGCTATCTAAACTTAGTGACCCTATAAACTTAGGTAGCCCACAGCAGTTGATGCTCATCCTCTTTGACGGATTGGGCATGTCAATTAAACCTGGAGTGCTTAAAAAGGGTGCTACGCGGGGCACAAGTAAGGAAGCTGTCGATTATCTTAAAGAGCACTATCCGGACTACTCAGTTATGCTTGAAGCCCTTGCAGAGCATAAAACCCTCTCTAAGTTGGTATCTGCATTCTTGATCCAATTGCCTAAATCAATCAATCCTAAGACAGGTCGTATCCATACCTCTTGGAATCAACAAGGGGCGGCCACAGGTCGATTCAGTAGTAGTGGGCCCAATCTTCAACAAATCCCTTCTAAGAATAAGGATATCAGGCCTATGTTTGTGCCTAAAAAAGGGAATGTGTTCATCGGAAGCGATTACAGTTAACTAGAATGAGAGAGCTGTAGTAAAACTTACTTAATTCGGTGAAACCCTAAGCCTAGTGGTTCTAGGTTGGGCAATACCGAGCAAATTATTCATCTTACTATGCATAATCTAAGTCATTCAAGGACTTAGTATAGTAGGAGGTGTCATATATGATAATCTATTTAATAACTAATAAGCTAAACGGAAAGCAGTATGTTGGTCAAACAACAAAGGATATTGAGAAGCGAATGCAGGGGCATAGAGCCAAGGTTGTGTCTAACAGGAGTAGCACGAAGCTACACAACGCTATGCGGAAGTATGGTGTTGAGAACTTCAGTGTGGAGGTGATAGACTCAACAGCAACCACCCAAATAGAACTTGACTTTTTAGAGGACTTCTACATAAAGAAGTTTGACTCTATAAATAAGGGGTACAACATGAAGCCAGGGGGAAACATAAACCCAATGGATTCTGAGCAGGTGGCTAAAAAGCACGGCAACTCAATGCGCTCAGATGAGGTTCGTCAGAAAATATCCGCTACCATGAAAAAGTACAGAGCTGAGCACGGGTTTTCCGAAGAGCACAGAAAAAAGATAAGTGAAGGGCTAAAGCTGGCAACTGAAGAGGGGAGACGTGTTCCTGTTTCAAGACCGCTGATGCCTCATCAAAAGCAAGCACTTCTCATGTCTAAGATAAAATCTGTTTGGTGTGAAGATCTAGATGGCAATGTTCACCATTTCCCCCAAGTATATGATGGGGCATATTGGTGGCAGGAAAATGGAAACCCAAGAGATGCCAAGTCTCTTTGCGGTGTTATAAAAAAATCTAGTACACGCGGAGAGTATATTAAAGGATTATTGTGGCATTATGATTAATGTGTGTAGAGACTATCGAAACCACCCACAGTGGGTAAGGGAGTAGAGTAGGAGTCAAGCGACTTCGAAACAGTAAGATAGCCTATGGCTATAAGATATAGTCCGACACTCCAAGTAATTGGAGGCGGGGCCTAGCGAGCCCCTTAATAGTAAAGTCTCAAGAACCAAGAATTTTAGCATTTATGTCTAG